CCAGCGGCAGGGAGATCGTCTCCTCCCGCCGCTTTGTGGCCGAAGCCGTGCCAACAATCCGAGTGCCGTTTGCGCCATAGGCGGTGTATCCTTCTAGCACCGTTTCCGGTGTGGCCGTGGCATCTGTCATGTCTACCAGGGTTTTGCCCCCGTAAACGACCTTGTTTACGCCCATGGCGTATCACCCCCTTAGCCGATAGTGACAGTGGTACCTCCGGCAGAATTCTCGCTCTCCACATAGGGGATAGCGTTCACGGTGACCTGGCTCAGGTAATTGTAATCTTCGTCAGGCAAGATCACCTGCTGGGCTTTGGTGGGGGTCACGACCTTGGCCTGAGGCTTTGCGCCCTCGGTGCCGCTCATCGTGCCCTCCACGCCCAGTACGGTCACGCCCTCCCGGATGTTGCCGGGAATCAGCTTGTCCTGCTCAGCCTTGGCAATGGATACCTTTCCGGAACCGTCGTGATAGCCCTGAGGGATGGTGTACTGCCCGGCCTTGTCGGAGATAGTGCCCGTTGCGGCACCGTTGTTCTTCATGGTACCTGTGACCTTCTTGCCCTTGTTGTAGGCGGTCTTGCCGGACAGGATTTCGGCGGCTGCCGCCGTTGCGTCCTGTGTGTTGGCATCGTAAGTACAGGTACCTACTACCGCATCACCGTTGGCGCCGTGGGCGGTAATGCCCTTGAGCAGCTTGTCGGCGGCTACGGTGTCGGCGGTCAGGTCGATGAGTACCTCGCCGCCAAAGATGATTTTACTGTTTGCCATGTTTTAACTCCTTTCAATTCTAGCCACCGATGCAGATGGTATTTCCACCGGCGGCATTGCTTACACTGGAATATGGGATTGGTCGGACGGTCACATCGTTGTGCATCCGCTTTTGCGCCGTTGGCAGCATTGTTCCGGCTACGGAGGGGGTAACACTGTACATACCCTCGTACCAATCGCTGTCCGGCACAGCCAGGATTTCGCCAAAGTCTATGGTCAGCGTTTGCTCTCCGGAAAAATCCGCTTGCAGGACAGCCGGAGCCTGGTCGAAGATGATATCCAGGATCATACCAGCACCTCGGTGTTCAGAATCTTTTCCACAGCCAAGGACATGACCTTGGAGGCCATGACATTATCATCTGTTGTCAACACCTTGATTTGCAGCTCCACCGCCGCCAGAGGCGTGAAAAGCAGCGTGTCCTCCTGGGTGAGCCGATACCGGATTTCCTGCCCGGTCAGGGTGCAATCGCCTTCCGTTGCTTCCAGCACCGTCTTACCGCACTGGTTGTAGGTAATTCGCAGCTGCCGGATGGTGTCGGTTTCAATGGGAAGCTTGAAAATATGGGTTGGTGTTGTGCCACGAATCATGGCTCTCACCTCCTGTCAGTTGATGATCTGAATATTGACATTCAGATTGCCGCCAGGCACTTCTTCACAGGCGAACGTAAGCGTACCGGCTCCCTGGGCACTGCAATACACATCTGCCTCCTGATATGTCTTCCGATACGCGGGAGCAGGTGCAATGACCACAAGGCTTCTGTCGGTCACATTGGATACATTGATGGTCTGCGAATTATTCTTCCACCCGCTGGCAGGCAGTATCACCGACGCATACCTTACAGGACTCTGGTAGTCCGTACCGGCAACCGCTGCCGACACGCCGCTGGAACCGTTTCCTTTCAAAAGCCCGGAAGTTAGGATTTTCGCTTGTTTTCCAGAAAGCGCTGTAGAGATAGGTGTGGGGTCATTGTTGGATTGGGGAATCTGCGCCCCCGTCAGAGCCACGTTGCCGTTGGAATCCGGGTCTACCCCGCATACTGTGCTCACCGCACCGGTTCCGTCAATGCCCATTCTGGATACGGAGTACCAGGTGATGGTATCTCCGGTGTTGAAGGTGACATCCGTTTTTGTCCACAAGAACTGTCCCTGTGGCACTGCGGGCACGGCCTGTAGCCAGGAACCGCTGGGAGCCGTTGTGCCGGAAGTACCCACCTGATAGGTGACGGACCTACTCATCACAGTAGCGGCATCACCGGTGTCGCCCTTCTCACCCTTGATTTTGAACCAGGAATACTGCTTGTAGTCCGTGGGGGCGGTTGCGCTATTCCCGGCGTAAATTCCCATCCAGTCATCCGGCGTAGTGCCGAAGCTGTGAGAACTTTCCGTAGGCTTCTGACCGGTATAGCGAATCCAGATATAGGAATTGTCGCCCTTATCGCCTTTCTCACCGTTGGTGACTGTGAAATCGGTAGTAGTGCCATCCTTGGCGTAGTAAATTCGGTATGTATCTTTCAGGCCGGAAGTACCGACCTTCTCGATTCTGGAGATACCGCCAAGAGAATTGGCAATTTCCAGCAGCCAGTTTTTCAGGGTGTTGCCGCTGAGTTTCTTGGTTTCGCCTGCCTGATGCAGAACAAACAAGTTGTCAGAATATACCTTTTCTGCCTCGTTCAGCTGGGCTATGGACTTATCAGCCATCGGCTTTTTCCTCCTTCTCGTTGTCGGAAATGTATTTGTTCACCATCTCCGTCGCCCGCTGAATCGCCTGGGCACAGCCGACGAACTTGTCCTGATTGTCCAGTCCGGAGACGGAAATAGTGTCCATTGTGTGCATAACGGATTTCAGAAGATTGGTTGCGGATTTCAGATTTTCCATAGATTAAGGCCTCCTAAGCAGAACTCGGATTTCGTCACCTACTGGCATAATAGACACCATTTCGGTGTAGCCCACCGCATGTACGTTTCCAAAACTAAGCTGCATCGTCTCTTGACTATCACTAAATATGGCAGAAGCCGAAGCTATGTCGATACCGGCTACCTGAACTCTGAGCCGTCCAGCTTCCGGACGAAGGTTGAAGTAATCGCATTGTATCGTTTTACCCGTTGCTGTAGTGAGCATATCCATTGTAAATCCTCCTATTTTTTATCCAGAAGTAGCCAAAACGTTATAATAATGCCCGTCACCACCTTCAATAGTGACAAGCCCATATTTGTAGCCGTTTACAATCAAAGTTCCCGTATAGAGCTTCCCTGTGTAGAACTTGTCAACGGCAGTATTATTAGAGGTGCAAGCATCGTTGAAAGTATCCGCATAGTCCAGTGATGTATTGATACCGCTGTCTGTATAAGCCGTAGATATGGTGCTATATCCAATTTGCGATCCGTAAACGCTATGGGATAACAGGCCGGAACCGCTAAAATATCCGTCATCTCCGCCGTAGTCGATCATTCCAGCCCTGACACTGCCACGGAAGTAGCCATTTTCAGCGTATAGATTTCCATCTGAGGTCAGCTGCACGCCATTAGACTCCGATCCGCACTGGATTCCCTCGGGGCCTATGTAGATACCAGCCGAGTTGCTTCCGCCCCAATCCTGGCCATTGGTACACAGATACCCATTCTTAATGGTAAACCCGCCGATACTTCCGGAGGTTGCCCGGATTTCACCCTCGACCTCTGCGCCGCCTTCCTTCACGCTGAAAATGGTCTTGCTTTTGCTGCCGACAGACCAGCTGTCCGCCTGCAAGTCCCACCAGAAGTCCGAGGTTTTATCTCCTACGGTTTTTTCAACTCTGGCTTTGATCTGGTCCGATTTCAAGGTCAAGTCCGCCCGGACGCTGGCCGTAAACCGTGCGTACTGCCTATCAGTCGGGGACTGCACCTGGAATTCGTGCTCCACTTCCTCCTTGGAGGGAGCTTCCAAATCAGTACGGATGTACTTGCCGTAGGTGGTTTTCTTGGCAAAAATGCCGCCGTAGATATCGGAAATACTCACTGCGTCCCCGATTTCCGAAGAAGGGTCAATGCTGGAGCCCCCGGCCTTGTAGGGCTGATACCGCCAGCCTTGAATTTTCTTCAAAATGGATTCCGCCATCTCCGGGGTTCCCCATTCGTTGGTGATTTCCAGGGTCGTGCCGGTATCGTCTCCGGCGGTGTATATCTTGTCCTTTCCCTCTTCGTCCTGCCCGGCGTAGATGGTCACACGGCTATAGCCGGACAGTTCCGGGGAGATGTCCAGGCTTTGGACACGGCGCAGGAGGTTAAAGCTTTCCGTCATAATTTCACCTCGCAATCACACAAGAATGTACACGTTCTCCCCATCGGCGGTCTTTCCAAAGACGATCTTATATCCATCCTCGGTGCACAGCACCCTTGTCTCCGGCGGCAGGTCGAACATGCTCACGAGCCGCAGTTCGCCGGTGGGCGATATAATGAAGTTCCCGGCATAGGAAGCGGCGATCATTCCAAGAGCCTCCCGCATGGAGTAGCCTGCCGGAAGGTTGAACTTGTACCCGGCGGTCATCAGCTCCCATGTCCGGGGGTCTACGCTGATACCGTTTTTACCGTTCGGGTCAATCTTCATGTTTTCGGCAATGAACTGCACCATGGTCTTGTCCAGCAGCGGATAGTCATGCTCGTTATCGCTTGGATAGGTCACATTCGCCAAGAGCATAGCGTCATAGCCCTTGATTTTCAGGATATCCCGACCACCGCTGTGGGTTTGCTCACGGGTATCGATGTAATACACACCTTGCGGAACCCACTCGGACTTTTCCGTTCCGTTTACAACCCGGCAATACAGCGCAATCCGGGCTTTCTTCGGGATATTGTAGGGAGCCAGCATTTTGATATCCACATATCCGGCAACCGCATCTCCGACGCTGGGAGAACCGTCCGTGAAGAACTCATGGTTAGTGACCACACTGTACAGCGCATTCTCCCGGAAGCCGGAATCCGGGCTGCCGGTGTCAACCAGAATGGATACTACCTCATGCGGTGCTTCGCCGAAGGTAATAACATCTCCTGATTCCGTTACCAGCCGTCCGGAATCTCCGATGGTCACGGAGTTCTCAAACCAGTGTTTTCCGGCAAGGATGCGCTTATAGGTTTCAGAAGTCTGCTGCATGGTTTACCTCTCGATCATGGAAAAGCTGAGGCCAGACCACACAACCTCGCCGTCATCCCGGATGACCGCAATCGCCGCCTTCCGGGAGCTGGTGTACATCTGGCAGGAGATTTCGCCCTTACAGGCATCCAGCACCGTGGCCTCATAGAATTCCTGCTTGATGTCCGTGAGGATGGCCGAGGATTCCGATTGCAGAAGATCCCGGCAGGAGATTTGCAGCTTTGTCTTGTCTGCCAGAAGGTCTCTGTCCATCATGGTGTCCATGGCACGACCGGCACCGTCGCCGTCGATGTCGTTGTCCTCCCACTGGTAGCCGTCTTCCGCGACAAAGCCGGAATAATCATGGCCGTTGATGATGAGTACTTTCCGTGCCATTTAGTACCCCCTTGCCCGTTCAGCCACCCGATTATACCGGGCGGCGGCTCTGCCGATGGTCTCGTCTCCTACCTCGATACCGTTCACCACGGAGATCAGGGTCTCCAGCAGCTCCTCTACCCGGCGGCTGCTCATGCCACGGGTTTCCTCCCGGACGATCTTCCGGATAAGACTTTCCGGAGCCTCGATGTTGTTTCCGCTGCTCTGGTCGCCAAGCACGGCCAGGAACTCCCGGTTTGGCGGAATAACCGCACCCTGGGCAAGGTAGGGAATCTGAGGAGCTTTCTGAATATTGAAACCGAAGTGCCCGCCGCCGATGAAGGGAACCCAGTCAGGAATATCGAAACTCAGCATGTTCAGTCCCCGTACAACCAGGTCGATCATGCTGTTGATAATACTGATAAGGATGTTCACCGCACCTTTTCCCACATTCACAATTCCCTTCCACGCCTTGTCCCAGTCTCCGGAGAACACGCCCGTGATAAAATCTATGAAGCCTCCGCACACCTGCTTCAGACCAGCGATCAGTTCCCCGCCGTGCCCCGTGGCTACCGTCAGCGCAAGGAGCAGAGACGCAATCCCGGCAATCAGCAGAGGGATAAAGGAACCAACCAGCAGCGAAATTCCCAACCCCGCCATCATAATCCCTGCGATAGCCAAAAGCGTGTTCTTCAGATTGGCGCCGTTCTTCATCATGTCATGGAAGGCTGTCACCAGCAGCACCGCACCGCCGACAATCAGCGTGATACCGGCGGCAATATTACCAAACGCCATATACAGTGCTCCGGCGGCAATGGCAACGCCCAGAATCATCTCCGCCATGTTGCCCCAGTCTACGCCGTTCTCCCAGGCGTTCTTGACTCCGTCCCAAGCAATGAGCAGACCGCCGATGGCGATTATAATCAGCCCCAGCTTGGAAAGAATAGCGCCCAGCTGTCCCGGAAGCATGGAGCCGATTTTCCAGAGTGCAAAACCTGCGCCAATCAGAAGCACATAGTTTGCGATTCTGTCCAGGGTTTCGGAGATACCGTCCGCCCATTCAAAGTCCGGCTGAATGCCGCTGTCGGAGCTGCCGCCTCCGGAACCGACCGTGCTTGTATCCGGGGATTCCAGCTTGTTGATCTCGTCGAATCCCATGAGCTGCTTCGTTGCTTTCTGCGCCTGCTTACCCACATTTTTATAGGCCTTTCCCTGATTGTTCAGAGCTTTGGCAGCGTCCGCCGATTGCTTCACCGTCTTGCCGCCCAGCATGGAAAACAGAGCGGCAATTTTCCCGATGATTGCCGTCAGAAGATTCACAATGGTGGTAAACACCGGAATCACCACGCTCATAAGCGGCTGCATCATCGTCAAAAAAGCACCCTTCAGCCGGGCTACAGCTGCGGATGCTTCGTCGTTATTCTCAATGACCTGCCCCATCCAGTCACGCACCGCCCGGAGGCCTGCCGTAATCATAGAGAAGACAAACACACGGGATACAAGCCTGGAGGCTCTGGAAAGCAGGGCATCGAACCCTTTCCCGGTGGAATTGACAGCGTCTCCGAAAACGCTCTGACTTTTGGCAGAGGCCTCGATCTGCTCGGTCATCTCTACCGCCTGAGCTTTCAGATTATCAACATCTTCTGCGGCATTCCGAAACTCGTGTTTCAAATCTGTCGCCGCTTCTGAGGCTCGTATTACTTCGTCAGTAATCTTCGTATACTGACCACCTAATTTCTCTGCTTCCTTATTTTGGCGTGCAAGAATTGCTTCTTGCTCCTTTAAAGACACCTTGGCCTCTTGCAAGGATGTTTCTGCCGCAACCCACTCAGCCGGATTCTCGGTTCCACCATTGCTCCGTATGGCCTCCATCTCCGAAATCTGCGCTTTCAAATCAGAAATCACGGATTCCGTCTTCATGGCCTCATCCTTAACTGCTTCCAGTTCAGCCTTGATTCCTGACTGCTTTTCTTCCTTTTCACGGACATTCGAAAAGGCAGAATCTCTCTTTTTCTTCAAATCAGCCAGTTTCTTTTCGCTGGATTCAATTTCCTTATTCAGTTTGCTAAGGCTCTTTTCAAGTCCTTTATTATCCAGGTCTGTGGAGAATGTAATTTTGCCATCAGCCATAAAACCACCGCATTTTACACAAATTTACACATTTCCCTATTGACATTTACACAAAAGTGTGTATAATAGTGAATGAAAGGGGGAGAGAGATTGAATCCTAGGACAAAGGCAATTAAGGACTTGGAGGCACTCGGATTTGTTTTCGATCGGCATGGCGCAAACCATGATATCTATCGGAATCCTAAAACGAGAGTTTCCGTTCCGGTCAAGCGGCACGATTTCAACGAAAACGACGCTCGCTACATCCTCAAAGAGGCCATGCGGAACCGGAAATAACCGGTTCTGCTGGCACTCTGCCTCTCTCCCCCTTTCATTCAATCAATTTAAGGAGTGACGCATATGGTATATATCTACACCGCAACCATTCACGAAGAAGACGGCACTTTCTATGCCGCCGTGCCGGATATTCCCGGCTGCATCACCACCGGACACAGTCTTTCCGATGCTATCGACCAAATTACAGACGCATTGTCAGCTTGCCTTTGTACCATGGAGGACAACGATGATCCGATTCCCGCACCTTCTGAGCAGTGTGACATTTCCCACGAAGCTGCCGAATTCTGCACACTGGTAAGAGTGGATACCATCGCATATCGCTCTCTGACGGACACCAGAGCCGTCCGGAAAAATGTTTCCATTCCCGCCTGGATGGCGGCCAGAGCCGATAAGCTCGGAATCAACTGCTCCAAGGTGTTGCAGGACGCTCTGCGGCAGCAGCTGGCATAACCCAAACTCCCCGGGGATTCCGGGGAGTTTTATTTTGCGCCCCAACTGCTGAGCACCGAGTCTTCCGCGTCGGTGAAGGTCTGCTGAAAATCCACCAGGTGTCGGTTCCGCCGATACCATTCCGCTTCCGCTTTGTCCAGCTTTTTTCCTCTTGCCCGCTGGTCACGCACCCGGACAATTTGAGAAAACAGGCAGTCCCCAATTTCCATGTAAGCGGACAGAAACGTCCACCAGTGGAGACCTCCGGAGTTCTGCTCCCTGTCATACGGAATATCCCGCACATCCTTGCCGACAATTCTGCTGACCGGAGAGAGGATATAGGGCAAATCCTGTGCCCAGAACACAAGCCGTTTCCCTGCGTTGGCTCTATCCTCCCCGCCGCCGTTGATAAACCAGAAGCAACGCTCCACAGCCTCCCGATAGTCCGTCTCCGGAATCCGTTCATAGTCCGGATAGAAAATCTTTACGGAGACAAACGCCTTCTCCTGACTGCTCAGTTCCGGGTCTTCCAGTGCATCGATGATGTCCAGGATGACCCGAAAGTCATAGCGGATGTCATATTCCGCACCACCGACTGTCAGGCGTTTGGGAAGAGAGTAGTTCATGCGAATACCTCCCCGGAATCACTTCCGGTATTTCTGGTACTTCTCGGTATACTTCCGGATTCTGGCATCCCGCTTTGCCATATTCTCCGTGACGGAAGCGTCCATCATGTCCAGGATCCCAAGCAAGAAGTTTTCAATCACCGTCAGGCCGCCAGCGATGGCGAACAGGCGGGTTTTGAAAACATCCTTACAAAATCCTTCCCCGAACAGGGAATCCACAGCAGAACACATCAGGCGGTCTTCCTCCCGGCTGATATCGAACTTGTCGGCAGGCTCCTGCGCTGCCTCGTAGCATTCCCGCTTCTCTTCGTGGATTTTGGAAAGCTTACTGACCAGTCCGTACAGGTCTTCCGCAAAGCCCTGGTCAGAGGGATTGAAATCCAGACTCCGGCCTGTATCCACGCCGTCCATACTGACAGGCACATGAAGGATACCGCCGGACAGGTTCAGATTCTCAACGCTCATGATTCACCTCATTCGCCCTTCGTGAACACCAGCGCCCCGCCGGTCATCTTGGCCGTGCCGGTTTCCCGCTCGCCGCCGAAGGTCACGTCGATGGGCATTCCCACGTTGGCTGAGCCGCCCAGGCCGGTAGGCCTGACAGCACTGGCAGGGTACCGCTCGGCAAACGCACCTTCGGTGGGAGTGCCGGTGTAAGCGTGCACCAGCAGCAGGTCGTTGTTGGCCATCGCTCCCACATCCTGATCTTTGATGGACTGGTTCCAGATCTTCAGCTGAGCCTTGTCGCCGGAATCCAGTTCGCAGGGGTCAAAGGACTGGGTGATCTTCGGCCTCTGGAGGGTAGTTCTTGTGACACCCAGAATGTCCTGCTTGGTCTCTTCGCTCCAGTCGTACTCCATGGAGCTATCCTCCACACGCCGACCGATGACAGACCAGGTGGGTTCCGTGGAAGTGCCGGTGTTGAGATACAGAATCAGCAGCTTCCTTTCCACGACGCTGCCTTCCGTAGTGTTAAAAGTCATATCAGCCATTCGTTTTTCACCTCAAATTTCTTCGTAAATGTCACGGCCAGCTGCACCATGTACATGGCCGTGCCTTCTTCGTCCGCACCGTACAGAACGCCGTTCTGCGCGGTGATCTTCTCCGATTTCGGGTCATCTCCGAAGGTTGGTGCCTTGTCCAGGACGGACATTTCCTGCACCCACTCCTGGAAATCCATGACCCAATCCGCATTCTCGGCGGCTCCGTCATCGTCCCCTGGGGATTTCTCGAATACATAGTACAATCCGAAATTGTGCTGGTTGGTGACGATGACATTTCCCAGAATATCAGAGGTTCTGGAAACCTCTGTAAGGCCGGAGGGAAATACGCCGCCATTGAATGGAATCTGGTCTGTATAGTCCACATGGAAGCCCTGGAAAGCTTCCGCACCGGGATACTCGGAAAGAAATTCCCGGATTTTTTCCAGTGCGGTCATTTCCCACCCCTCCTATTCACATACACCTGTATGTCATGGGCAATCTGCGCCGCCTCAGAAGCCATCATCCGTCTGTCCCAGAAGGGGCCAGCTTTCGGATGCTTTGTCAGATCATAGTTCAGGTCACGCTCTGTGGCTTTCAGAACAGTGCCTTTCCGGTATCGGTAACCAACCCCGGGAATAAATGCGGGGCCTTTCCCGGTTTTGGAATTGACCATGACCTTTTCGTAGTACATATAGAGAGCGTATGGAGCGGCAACCTCAATTTCCGTTGGGCTCTTGATATGCTTCGATTTGGTGGAAAGCACCCCGGTTCGGAATGGCATATATTTGGTAATCCGGTTGTTGATGATCCGGGTCACCTGCCTCTGCACATCCCCGTTCTTGTCAACACCCAACCTGGTCAGGATAGTGTCCACAGGCTTCATTTCCACTTTAATCCGTGTGCTCATCCACCCGCCTCCACATGAATCAGCTTCCCGTTCCAGTATTTGGGGTCAACGTACTTCACCACAACCAGCCCAGGAACCTTCACCGGAATAAAGGACGGCCACTGCGGCGCCGTGATTTCCTCGCCGGTACCCACCAGAACCTTGTCCTCAGGATGCACGCACACCTCCGAACAGGGAATGACCAACAGAAAGGAATTGACCTCCTTACTTCCGGTCTTGTCCACATTCTCGGTTTTCTTGAAGTCCAGGAATGCTCCGGTGTGCACCGTCCGGGCAACCTTGCCACCCTCCTTATGGTAGACGGTGACTGTCTGATTGCACAGCCGGTAGTCAAGTGGCCCCTTTCGCCGCCGGATATTCAGCACTTCCCTCACCCCCGATAGATGTCCAGGTAGATCCCCGCACATCGGTATAGCTCTCTTGCCTGTCCCTTCGGACTGATATCCACCGCTGCCGGGGTTCCGTAGCTCACAGAGACAGATCCGATAGAAGCGGACTGGACTGCTCCGGTCTCTCCGTTCTGGACTGCCTCGAAGCCGTTCAGGGCATCGGCCATGGCACACACGGCCATTTTCTCTGCCCCTGGTTCCGGCTCTGTCACGGTGTAAATCCGCTTGTACCGGGTCAGAACCTCCCCAGCTCGTTTGCAGAGCCGGGGGAAGTCTCCTTCTGAAATTGCGCTGCCGAGATAATCCTGAATGTAAAACCGATAATCCGGCATAGCGTTCCTCCTATCAGACCGAGGTCTTGGCCTTCAGGGCGATACCGTTCAGGGCAGCAGCCTTCAGGGTGTTCTTCAGCACCACACCGGCCACCAGTTCAACCTCGCCCTTCTTCACAGCACCGGGTGCTTTCAGATCAGGCATATAGCTGTTGATAACACCGGTTCCGGTGGGGGAAATGCCATGGAAGCCGTCCAGGGCAATATTCACAGCGTAAATGCTGGAGGTACCGGCGGCGGAAGTGCTGGGCGTGGAGGTGTCGATGACATCCACAGACTTGGTTCCGTTGTAGTACATACCGGCATCCATGATGGGGATACCGCCGAAGTACTCCACAGCTCTGCCGAAGTCGTCCTTCTTCCGGTCGTAGTATCCGGCACGGCGGGCAGCTGCCCGAACCTTCAGCAGCATAGCCGTGTTCATCAGCAGCAGAGAAGCACCGCCGTCCACCATGTGGGTCAGCTGATCCAGCTGGTCTACGAAAGCGTTGGCATTGCTGTCCATCTTAGTGGAATCGGACAGATCGATGTCCGTGGTGAAATCGTTGGAGGTTCCGGTCAGAGCCTTCCTCAGGCCGTCGAAGGTATTCACAACGTAGCCGGTACCGGAAGAGGTGGAAGTGCCGTTGATAACCAGGTTGTGGAAGTAGTTGGCCGTTGCCTTGATCTTCTGCTGTGCCTGGAAAGCCAGCTCGTCCACAGCACCGGAGGTATTCTGGAGCACACGGTCTACCTCAAAGGAACCGCCCATGATGACCGCCTTAGCGGTCTTCTCCTCCCGCTTGGCCTCGCCTGCGGTGTACTCGGTGTTGAGCGCACGCACAGCGGCGGTAGAGGGAGTTTTCAGCTGAATGTAACCGTAGGCCAGGGTAGAACCTCCGGTGCCGGGGGAAATGGAGTTGTCGAAGGTCAACATGTCCAGCAGCAGAGAACTGCGCCGGAACGTGTCAATGACCTGCTGATCGACCTTGTCGGCCATACCGACCTTTGCTTCTGCCAGAGTAATTGCCATAGTGAAAAATCATCCTTTCATGTTGTATTTGGCTCTGAGAGCTGCCGCAAGGCCGCCCTGGTCCGAGCTGGTGTTGGGTTCCTGCTGCTGGGTGCCTGCACCCTTGGAATAAGGAGGCGGGTTGCCACCGTCATCGAACAGGTATCCGCTTTCCTTTTGCAGCGTTTCCAAGGCGGTCTTGATGTCCGCCTCCTGGTTCTTGCTGGCCTTCAGAGCGTCCACGTCCAGCATTGCCCGGACAGCCTTGGTGCTTCTGCCGCGGCTCCCGGTGATGGCAGCGTCCAGGGCGTGGTCAAATTCCATGTCCGCAATCTTCCGCTGACTTTCGGCCACAGCATCGTTGTACTTCGTCTCCCAATCCTTGGCGGACTGCTTGATGGTCTCGATGTCCTGATCCTGGAAGCTAGAAATAGTCTTCTGCGCCTCGCCCAGCTGGCTCTTGATGGTGTCATAGTCGGCAAAGGGCTTTTTCGCCGCTTCAATGTCGCGACCGTTTTCCGCCATGATCTCGTCGATGATCTCCTTGCTCAAAGGCTGATCACCAATCTTGAAATTCTGCAAGAACTCTCGTTTCATGTGTTTTCCTTCCTCAGCTATGCTTTGTTGTATGGGGGTTGCCTCCCCTGCTGTCGGCTCGTTTTACGCCAGCCACGGCAAAAATGATATGAAAAAAGCAACCGTTCGGAAAACCCGAATAGTTGCTTCAATCAACTTGGTTGTAATGGCACTTCCCATCGTGCCATGCGCCGCATAATTCCTTTTTGCACTCCACAAACTCGGCGGTGTTGTGTTCTATCGTCTGTTGAAGGGTTTGGCAGTTGTCATCGTTATACTCATACGTTGTCTGCTGAACCAGATGCCGGTTCACCGCATAGGGGCAATACATCATGTTCATTTACCTTTCTGGGAATAGTGAAAGAGAGCCATGTTACCATAGCTCTCTTTCCTTATCCACATATTGCTTTCCTGAGTGTCCCAAAGACATCATCCTCAACAATCTCAAACCTTCCTCCGGGGTGATCTGGGTTTGCGATGGGGCGAGGATTGTGCGGGTCGTAAAGGTAATCTTCACCGCTATCATCAACGATTTGAAGAGCTCCTGAACCTTCGTCATAGGAAAGAACTTCATATTCCTTTCCATCCGTCAAGCCATCAATTCCGAAGCTTTTACCAACATATCGGACACGCATATCATTTCGCCCCTTTCAACTTTATTTCATCCGGCGGAACGCCTTTGGTATTCTCATACCAGTGAACCACATAATGGTGATTCTTTGCATACACCGTCCCGGATTTCTTCTTCCAGTTACTTGCGTCCCCATAGTCAGGGTATGTTGCATACAGTCGCTTCAAATCCCGAATCGGTGTACTTGTTCCGTCTCCGGCCATCGTATACACCTCAACAGCTGCTGCACCTTTAGGGACAACGCCTTGAATTTTTGGGAGGTTTACAGCCACAGTATGAGGAACCACGGTATCTGCTTCCTGCAACTTTTTCGGCAATCCGGATTCCGCCTTGATTGTAGCATCGTTGTTGATAAATTGCAAGTTTTTCTCATAACTCTCTGCCGCCTTTTCCGCCTCTCTGGCCTGTTTCGGCCCGAAACCGGACATTTCCATACGCTCATGCTGAAGCCTCAGGCCAGCCGCTTTGGAGAAACGTTTGTACTCCTGATTCAACACATGGTACTTGATCTGGCTCTGCTGTAGGCTCTCCTTGTCCCCGGTGGCCTCGGCAACCAGGATTCTGCGCTTCTGCTTCCGGATGGAAGCTTCCAGTCGCCGCTGGTGCTGAGTGGCCTCGTACATGGTGTAATGCTTGCCGTTGTAATCAATCCCCGTCTCATTGTCCTGCCGAAGCTTTGCCAGCTCCTCCGGCGTGTACTGAGGGGTATCCACACCCAGGATAATCGGGAAGGCGGCATGGCCGCAGTTCAGGGTGCCAATTCGCCGGACAAGTGAGTTGTTCAGTTTCTCATAGGCCGCGTCGCTGTACTGCCTGCCCTGAATGGGCTCATGGTCGGGAGCACTGGCAGCGTGAGCAGAGATTTCCCAGCCGTCACAGCCGAAATCATCGTGATTCTGCTGGCTTATTTTCTCCTGCATCAAACCCAGACCGCCCATAACGTTCCGCCGGACAGCGGCCTCCAGGGAGGTAGACACGCCGGATTCATAGTCAATGGAAACAATGCCTCGGTCTGCCAGATTCCGGGTTGCCTCCCGGATGGCTGAGGCGTAATCCTGGGCACCGGTGGCCGCCTTCTGAAAGGCGAAATCACAGGCGTTCTGATAGGCTTTCGTCAGTTCTCTCAACTTTCCGTCTGGCCCCACAAAGCCCAATGTCTGGGTGATGTTGTTCAGATTCTCATCCGCTAGCTGTACCGCCGCTGATACAATCTGCTGCAAGGCCTGATTCTCTCGGAAGGGAACGGCCTGGACATATGGGTGCTTTCGGATATCATAGTCATATCCGGCCTCCCCTGCCCGGTTCATTAGCTTTCGCAGTTCCCGGTGAGACACCTTCAGACGCTTCCTAAGCTCCTTTTTCAGCTGTCGCTGAGACACACCCAACTGCTGAAGCCTCCATGCCTGGTAGGCCGCCGTACCGGTGAGCTGCCCTGCCTGGGCAATTCGTTTGGCAATGTCCTCAATCAGAAACTCCGTCACAGGAGATATCAGCTGTCTGGCTTTCTCCCCTAAAACGTCGATCTGGTCAGCGGTCAGCATTCTTACTCACCATCCTCGGTGTTCTCAGTGTCCTCCGTGTCAGGCATATACTTCTTTCGGATTTTCGCCAGCTGAGCTTCTGTATCTGTTGGCATATTGAACCGCCAACCCAGGGCAATTTCCGGCTTGAGCATCCCGGAGGCTACCATGTCCTTGTATTCCTCCCAGGTCTTCTCTTCGTCGTAGAGGACACCGTTGCCCCAGTCCACAACGATAGAGCCATCCTCCACCTCGTGAGCACCGGGAACATGATACAGCTGTCCCAGAATACCACACAGTCTGGCAGCCTCCCGCAGAGCGTTTTCCCACATCCGCTGGAAGTCAATAATCGTCAAATTGTAATCGCCCTCGGAAGAAGTCACCTCCGTTGCCGTCCGCTCCACAGCCTCCACCTCGGACAGAAGTCCCCGTTTCAGGCCGATCAAGCTTTCCACATTGCGCAGGTACTCCCGCTTCCGCTCCAGATAGGACTGCTCTCGCAGAGCCGGAGAGAAAATGGTAATGCCGACATCCTCCGGAGCTTCATCCAGACCGGTGAACACGCTGGCAGATAGCTTCTTCCGCCCCGTCTCGTCAATCTCCAACATATCCGCGCTGGCAATGATCCGGCTCTTTCCCCGTTCAAACTCGCCGCTGAGCTGGGCCTCGTTCCGGTCAATGTTCTGAATCAGACCCGCCGCCGGGGCATAGACAGAAACGCAGTCCAGGCTCCCATCCACGCAGTTTTCAATGGGAACTTTCAGCCAGGCAATGCCGACACTGCCGATGGGCTTTTCGAAAGTATACTCTTCTTGCAAGTCCGCATATTGCGGAAGGCTATCCAGAGGCACAGGAAGGCCAAGCGTGCCGGAATCCTGCGCACGGTACAGCTTGTTCGTAATCGTAAGATACCCACCCGGACGCACCGTCCGCCGTTCCAGCAACGTGTAATAGAACTGGTCATAGGTGCTTCTTTCGCAGGTGCCGATGTCGATGGGGTCTCCGTGCTCATCTCTGGCAAACACCAGCATATCCCGCCGGTTCACAACGTAAAAGCTGAAACCATTCTTTTCCGGTACCGGCTTCAAACCGCTTTCCCCGCCAATCAGTGCACGGTGCATGGCAGTCTGTTTTTTCATGTCCACAGCCTCCAGGACAGCTTGTGTGAATGTGTCCCGGCTTGTAGCGGTATACTCGGAAAACGCCGTCTTCGTCAGCTTGTTGACAATGGTGTACGGAATCCGCTGGCAGGAATCAGAATCATCCGACGGCGTACTTTCGTAATACATGCCGTACCACTTCTGGATGGCACGCTTCATCTCAGGCGTTGTGATATCTACGGCACGAAAGGCCGTTTCTAAATCAAAATCAAAGTAGTTCATGCTTTCTCACCTGCCGTGTTGATTGTGATTTTCCGGAGAGCCCGGACAGCGTATTGCAGCCCCTGAATATAGGCATCCTTCCGGGCAAGCTCTGCCCGGAGTTCGGCGATTTCCGCTTCCAGCCGTGCGTTTTCCGCCTGCAAGGAAGCCTTTGCCCAGATAGGTGCCCTGTCTATGATCCATTTACGAATCCGTTTCCTCATCGCAAATCCCTCCGATAATCTGCCGTGCCTGCCGGTTTCTGCGCATGACTGTGGCACAGAAATACCGGATATCATCCATGGCATGGTCGTTTTCCTTCACCGGCTTGTCCACCTCTCCCTTATCGTCCCAGTGGTACAGTCCAAATTCCCGAATGGCGTCCTTGCAGTCCGCACCGATTTTGATAACTCCGGCCTGAAGCATCATGGCCGTCAACCGGATACCATACATGACATCATTCTTCGCTTTCCGGACGGAGAAACGCCCGTGAGAACGAATGCAGGTAATAAAAGAAGCCGCTGACGGGTCAACCACAACGTGTCGGATATCCCTGTCACCGGCCAGCTTTTCAATTTCCCGGTAGTATTCCTCATCCGTGAGCTGGTGCTGCTTCTCCCTCCCAGAGTGATAAAACTCTGATACCCGAACGGCAACGCCGTCCCGGACACACCACAGGCCAGCTGAGAAGGGGTTCAGGGTTCCGTAGTCGCAGGAGATATACCACTCACCCCACTCCGGTAAATCGTCCGTAACATGCTTCTCTGGGTCGAACTCATAGACCAGCCCTTCCGCAAGGCACCACTGCCCCAGGATATACCGCCGGTAGAAAATGCCGGTATACATCGCCCGGTATCTGGCTCGTATCTGCTCCGACAGGCTCAGATTATCCTCCATAGTGAAGTGGAGGTACAGAAGGTTTCGCTTCTTCTGTTCATCAATCCATTGCTTTTTGAACCAATGCTCCGGCCCTGCCGGGTTGCAGTTGCACCAGAACTTGGAGCCGTCCACAGAGCAGCGGCCAGTTGCCTGGTTGACGAAGCTCTCCGGCATCAGGGCGATTTCATCCAGAAGAATTCCGGCCAGAGTAATGCCCTGCACCAGATCCTGAGAGCCTTCGTCCTTGCCGCCAAAGATGTAGTAATAATTCTCGGTACTGCCCCGGGAGATAACTACCAGGTTATCCGTTCGCCTGTCGCGTATGGTGTATCCCCTTGCCGGAAGCATCTGCTTGAGTACGGATAGAACATTCCGGCGGAAGCTGCCCACGGTCTTTCCGCACATGCCGAAATTCTGGCCGTTGAAGCTGTGCATCGACCATTGCACGAAAGCCAGCGACATGCACACGGTTTTTCCTGACCGGATGGCTCCATCTGCTATGATTCCATCTGCATCTGATACCCCGGATTCCGGGAGCCACCAGGTGAGTATCTGCTTCTGCTTCCGGGAAAAGGGCTGAAACCGAAATGCCGCCTGTTTTAATCCTCCTGCCATATCTGTCCCGCCTCTTCTCTCAGCGCGTCCATGAACCCGTCATCCGGTGTGCTTTCTTCCCCGGTGGAATCCCCGAGCAGGTCAACCAGAACCTTGGCGCATCTGGCATCTCCCTGAACAGCTGCCTCTGTCAGTCCAACGATCATGGCCATCTGATTGTCGATATCCTCCGGCTCGACCCCGTCACGGGCAATTTTATTCCACACACGTCTGTCCGTCACCGGCAAAGACAGGTACAGATCAGCCGCCTGTTTCAGGCTCCGTTTGCGACGGCGGGCAGCACCGGACGCAATTCCACCAGCTCGGCCACATTCTCTCGCTTCATCCTTGCTTCTCTGATTGAACGGAACAAGGTTCTTCGTTCCATCTGCCACCCGTCACCACCTCTCAAAAAAGAGGAGACCCGGATAGTCTCCGAGTCTCCTTTGCAATTTCGTTTTTACCAGTATAGCACATTCAAATTGAAAAGTCTTCCGGTTTTTTTCCGGTTTTCAAATTTCAGTGCATCCGTACAGGCTGAGTGTAAAGTGATGGAGAGCGGAATCCTTTCGTGCATAAACCTGTGACTTCTCAATTCCCAGTTCCATGCACAGCCTGTCAACGTTGCCCCTGGCCGGGCTTATGTAGAATCTGTCCAGTATCAGCAGTTCTTCCGAATTGAGGATTGCAAGAGCGCTGTCTACCAGGCTGACCCATACTTTCGCCTGCTCCAGCGAACGTGACAGTTCCTCCCGGTGAACGATGTTGGAAAGATACCTGTCCTCCCTGCCGGAACCGCCTCCGGTGACCGGCGTGCCGTCCGATGTGGCACTGCGAATGCTCTGCATCTCAGATTCCAGCCGGGTGATTTCCTCCGGAATGCTGCGTAAAGACTGCTTCATGGCGTTATATCTTTTCAACTTTTCCATTGCTTCCCGTTTCCAGTCCAAATGATGTCACCTCCATTTCCCTGTCTGATAGTCGAATTTCTTCACGTCGTACCGGTCAGAAAAGCCATAGAACCCTTCCCGGATTTCATCTCCATAGACCTGCCGAAGGAGCCTGTCCAGCATGGACTGGTAATAGTCGGCTTCGTCGTGCTTTTCAAAGGCCGGGGAAAACTCCGTCATCAGCTCCTCAATCCGGTTCAGCACCTTCAGAATCCGTTTGCCGGAGAAGGTATTCTTCCCCATCGCTTCCGGATCCCGGAGGGCCAGTGTTAGGAAATCACACATCTGCTGCCGTCCTACCCGAATGCCTCCTTCAAAGGCAGCGTGTTCCCTCTCCTTCTGCCGGGATAGGAAATCATTCTTTGGCATTGTCCATCGCCTCCCATTTCTCGCAGGAATCACCGCTGTCCATAAAATCGGCTCTGTGCTCCGATTCTCCATTGCAACACACGCCGCAGTAGGATTCATACCATTTGCAGGTCTCACAAACCTTCATGGTCACCCTCCAAATCCATTTTTGCGCCGCAGAAGGGGCAGTACCGCACTGGCACCACGTCGGCGGCATTGGCGGTACATTTTACCACGTTAATTGCCGACACAAAGCCTTCTACAAAAGGATCCACCTCCACGGTGTCCAATAGCAGATTCGCATACTCTTTGTTCAGTTTGTCTTCCAGCACTTTCCAGCTGATGTAATCATCCATTGTTATCTCCTTTCCGCCCGGGTTGCCCCGGGCTCGTATTATCCCCACTGTTCGGCCATTGCGGCGGCAATACCGGGGAAGGTCTTGCTTCTGACCTTCCCGCTCCGGCTGTATGTATCCTCCCAGGTGCGGTTTTTCCCGCTGGGCAGTTTCCCGAAAAGCTTCCCGTTATCCGGCTTAGGCAGGCCGTTTGTTTTCAGCTTCGGTAAATTTTTCAGCCACAAGCAAGTTGCCTTTGTTACATACTGCTCTTTATCGTCTACCGATTCTGCAAACATATAGGGGTGGATTGTCTGATCTGCGCTTCTGTATGCTGTGTTCATAAAGCCAACCGGGTTTTCTATTGCTATCCTCTCTGCGTTTGCAAGCCAGAATCGCATGAAGAACATAGCAGCGCAAGCACGCTCTCGCCAACGGGCAACCACCTTTTCGGGCGGCGTGTGTTTTAGCGAAAAATGAATACCGGAAACATAGCTTAGGAAGGTGCACGGCGGGTGTGCAATCAGCAAATCCCACCGTCCCACATCATGCGCCTGTCCGTCCATGGTGGTCACTTGCCCCCCCTCGATGGCCTTGAGCGCATCGCCAAGGATATGCCACTCTGGGTGCCCGCCGCTGGGTTCCTGGATGTCGCAGGAGTAGGCCTCATACCCACGCTCCCGGAACGCCTTGCAGACGGTTTGCGATTCCTCGCAGGCTACAAGCACTTTCATTTCTCGCTTTCCTCCACCGTGTCAAACAAGCTAACCCCCTGATAGGCCTCCTGCTCCCGCCGTTTCTTCTCCGCCTTCTCCTGCTCCATCCGCTCGGCCTTGTAGGCGTTGTACTTCTGCCGGTAGGTGTAGGACTTGCCGAAGACGTTCCAGGCGGCTTTCACAAGGTTCGGTTCGTAAGGCCGGATCAGCTCCAGGTCATCGATGGCCTTGTAGCTGATGGGGCATCCGCAGCAGCCGGTACGGGTCAATCCGTAAACCTCGTAGGCATCGGAGTACCGCAAGCCGTAATACTCCTTGTACCAGGCTTTGTCCGCATCCGAAACATAGTACAGAGGCCGGAGCCGATACTGCCCGGAGGCCGTCTCCGTGAAGCACAAGGATGTGTTATCCTTCCGGGGCACGGAACGCATACCGCCCTCGTCCCTCCGTTCTCCGGTAATCACCATGTCGTATCCCTTCTGGATTTGGTGGGCAACGTTTTTCTTGCAGTGGGTACAGCACTCGGCGGAAATTTTGAAGTCCGGGGGGTACTCTCCGATAAAATCCCGCATATACTTGCTTGAGTTAATCACCAGCTGGATATTTGGCCGTGGCTCTCCCTTGGAGTTGCAGCAGCACAAGAAATTCAGCACACTTTCGCACTTGGGATACCGCTCTTTCAGCTCAAGCCGTTTCGCCTGTTTGTCCCCCGCCTGGTCGTACTCCTGGGCAACGGATAGGGGAATTCCCTTTTTCTGCCACTCGCTCAGCCCAGCGGACATGATCTTGGAAACGAAGGGAATGCCGTATCTCCGGGAAGCCATGACAATATTCACTTTCGGGCGTACCGTCTCGATCTCCACGCCGTATTTCTCGGCCGTGGCCTTGACGTGATCTTTCGTGGCTTTCATTTCCAGGCCGGTGTTGAAGAAAACGTATTTCACCGGAGGCAGATTAAAAATCTCCCGTGTCCGCTCGATCACGTCAATCAGAATATCGCTGTCCGCACCACCGGAGTAGCTGCAAATAGCGTTTGGGTGTTGCTTCAGGTGCTTTGCAACAATGCTCTGGATGGCCTGGAATTTAGCCGGTGCGTCAAAGTCTGCGTATGCCGGGCGGTCGGTGTATACCCGACTGTAATATGTCTCAGCCATTGCCGTCTGCCTCCTCCACCATGTCAAACAAGCTCGGTTGCTCTACTTCTGCATCCTCTGCCCGGAGGTAGGCCACCGCATCGGCAAAATATCCCGGATTCAGCTCACAGCCGTAGCCCCGGCGGTTCATCCGGACGGCCATCATCGGCACCGTGCCAAGCCCGGCAAAGGGGTCAAATACCAGGTCGCCGGGGTTGGAATACCGGTTGATGATCCGCTCCACAATATCCAGCTGGAGAGGGCATACATGCAGCTGCTTCCGTCGCTGGCTCTGGGTGGTATTCAGGGTCTTCATGCGGCTGATATCGTCCCAAACATCCGGGGAAGTAGAGGCGGGCGGCAGGGTCATAAACTCCTTGCTGATAGCGTCCCGCTGCTCCAGGGCATAGGATAGGGCAGCGTGCTGCTCATAGTCATAGACGTGGGTCTTGCTATACTCCTGGAACCGGCGCATCCGGTCACTCATTTTCAGCCGGGACAGCTCATCCGGGTTCAGGTTCCGGTTCCCGGAGGATCTCCAGAAGGCGTGAGCGTCCAGCTGCCACTGGCTCAGGGGATAGTCATCCTTGTTTTTCTCTACTCGCTCATCGGCGTAAGCCTTGGAACGGTCTGTAGGCAGCTTCCGGAAAAGCAGGATGTACTCCGGACAACCTACGCCCATCTTGGAACCGTCTTTGCACTGCTCTGTCCAGCCCAGCCGGTAGGTCTGGTTGTTCTCCCGAACTACGTCCGTCACTACGGTAATCATCCCAAAGTAGGCAAAGCCGTGCTTCATGTAATGCTCGATGCACAGAGCATGGAAGGGTTCCATGGTCGGCATTCCGTAACCCGTCACATTCCCGAACAGTACCCGGTCTTTGACGTGAATCGCCGCTACTCTGCCCGGCTCCAGAATCCGAAGCAGCTCCGGGGTCAGAAAGTCCATTTGCTCAAAGAACCGGGCGGTATTCTCGTTGTGCCCGAAGTCGTTGTAGCTGGGTGTGTACTCGTAGTGATTGCTGAATGGGATAGACGTATGAATCAGGCCTACGGAATTGTCCGGCATCCGCCGTACCTCATCCACACAGTCATTGTTGACCAGTGTCCAGTTTTTACCTTTGATTTCCATTCTCTCAACTCCTATCGACCGTGCCATTCTCTCAGCCTGTACATTGTCCAGCAGGCCAAAGTCCTTGACGATCTGACGCATTTTCTCTTGCAGCTTATTGTGATTCTCCCACTTCTCCAGCAGTACCCGCCAGATCTGCTCTTCCGCTTCCGTGAAAATCACGTCGATGATGACCTGCTCCTTTTGCAGGAAGCGGTAGATACGGTGGATTGCCTGAATGAAGTCGTTGAATTCATAGTCAATGCCTACGAAGATAGCCCGGTGGCAATGCCTCTGGAAATTGCACCCGGAACCGGAAAGGCTTTTCTTCGTGGCAAATAGCCGGGTCTGTCCATCGGAGAAGGCAATGACCCGCTTTTCCCGCTCGTCATAATCCATGGAGCCGTAGATATCCACCACACCGGGGATCTCTTTCAGAATAGTCTCCCGCTCATATTCCAGGTCATGCCACAGCAGGAAATGAGCCTCCGGGTCACTGGCTACAATCTCCCTGGCCATCCGAACCCGCTCAAGCACGGATTCCCTTTTCTCTTTTGCGGCGTCCTGGAGGCTCACAGCGGCCTCACGCATCAGTTTTACCTGTCCATCCTTGTCCACCACGTCACCGATGTGGGACTGAATCATGTGCACTCGCACATCCAGAGGCGGCAGGTCGTAGTCGGTAGCGTCATAGCCTAAATCCGCCGGACTGCTGAGGAACAGTGCCCAGGAGGATACCCAGAGCCAGAATTCCTCTTCCTTGTGTGGATACAGGGTCAGGTTGTTTGCTTTGGTGCTGTCCCGCTGAAAGAACCGGGTCAGAGCCTGTCCGGTGTCCATGACCTCCAGGAATCCGGCGTAGTGGATCAGTTCTTTGTACCGGTTCGGGGAGGGCGTGGCCGTGGCCACCAGCTTATAGCGCACGCCCTTGAACAGAATCATGAACTGCTGAAAGGTCTTGGAGCCGTAGGAACGTAGGACGGAGGCTTCGTCCAGAGCCGCGCCGCAGAAGCGGCCAGGGTCAATGTCACCATCTCTCACCCGCTCATAGTTAGTCAGTAGAATTTGCCCAGGAGCCGCCTCGGCTTCCGCCATTGTCCGGATGTAAGACGGAGGCTCCATGCCAAGCAGCTCCACAGCGTCCCGGCAAAACTCCTGCCGGACACCCAACGGGAGAACAATCAGCACCTTGCCGCCTTCGTGCTGGGCAACCAATCGACACCACTCCAACTCCTGGACGGTCTTGCCCAGGCCGAAGGATTCAAACAGGGCACGTCGCCCGCCCTTCACCGCCCATAGCACAGCGTCCTTCTGATGGGGCTTCAGAGCCGGATTCAGATCCGCCTCCTGCACCTGGAACCCGCTGACCGGGGCTACCTCGATTTTGCTATGGAGGAAATTGTCATAGGTCGTGTTCATCTTTTTTCCTTTCCACTCGGTAAATCGCCGACATCAGCGCGTCCGCCTTTTCCACGGAAGGGGCTTTCCGGTATTCGACGGCCGCAATGTCAATGCGCTTCCACATCTCACTTGTGGATTCCTGCAATTCTTCCAGTGCCTTGTTGATCCGGTATGCCTCGACGATCTGGGATTTTTCCCGCTTGCCCTGCTCCGAGCTCATTCCCGCCCGACGGGCAAAATCGTAGAGATTCCGGAAGCAGAGGAATGCCAGAACATCCGACTGTGAGCGCAAATCCGGCATCGGCTCATTGCGATAGGCCATGTCCTCCAGCCGGTCAAGTGTGTAATCCTTCATGGCAGCTTCTCCCCATAGATGTTCTCCACATAGATGAAAATTCCCGGCCTTTCTGCCCAGAACTTCTCCACAATCTCCGACGCTACCAGAGCATCATCCTTCCAGAACCCCAAATCCGTCATAACGTCTTTCAGGAGCTTTTGAAGATTGTCGGTGTCTGGTTTCGTGGTTCGGTACTCACCGTTTTTGTGCGTGCCTCTGGGGAAGCACCACTTCACCGCCAGCCTCAATCCTCCCTCCATGGGTTTCTCCGGTCTATGTGGTGCTAGGGCATCCCGAAGCTTGACCCGGGCAGTTTTCAGCTCCTCCGGCTCATAGAACTTCGGCTTTCCATTCACCACTGTCACCTGCTTTTCCTGATGGGTGACAGTCGGCGGGATCATCGGAAGAAAAAACTGAAGATTCAAAACTTTTCAACTCCTAACTTTTTAGAGCATTTTGAAAATCGCTTTTGTCATGTCATGTGCGGTAGGGGAAACCAGCAGCTTAAAAGCTGGTTTCCTACCGTCCGCACGTGACGTGAGTGACAACGAACCCGTAGGGTTATATTACGTAGTAATATAAGTGCATTTCCGCGTATACGCGGAAGGAAAAAACATGGATTTTTCCGCACGGTAAGAACCATAGAAATTATGGATTTTTCCGCACGGAAGGAACCATAGAAATATGGTTCATGTCATTTCCTCCTGTGCTGCTCTTTCCACCTTCCCTGTGTTTTTATTGATGAAAAATCCGAACTTTTTAGCCCAATTTCTGACGGTGCGTTCTGTCACTTCTTTTCCTTCGGATGAGTACCATTGAGCCAGTTCTCTTACTGTCGGCGGCTGTCCCATGTTGCAGGTAGCCACAGCGTTTTCAAACTTGACCTTGTCATCCTGCCCCTTTTCGGCGGATTTCTGCTTTGCCTTCCGGGAGGCCTTCTGCCAGGGAAGTGCCTCACCGTCGGCTTCCAGATCCTTCAGAACGCCGATGTCATCCAGCCGGTGCAATGGGTAGTCAAACCAGAGATACTTGGGTCGGAACTTCGGGAACTCACGCAGGGTTCCCTCCACCCGCCATGCCGTGCGGCTGTTTACCGCTGCCTCAGCCTTCGCAATCTCCCCTTGAAGCTCCGAGAACACCTCCCGGCACAATCTGTCCCGGCAATAGTCCAGCAGCTTGTAGGCTACGCAAGCGTCGTCCTGACTGACCTCATCTCGCCAGTTCATCGCGTTCCGGTTCAGATACTGGGTGCATAGTCTGACCGTCTCCTGGTCTGTCTCAGTCTTTCTGACGGCATCTGTCACATCCAGTTCGATCAAGTCAACCAGCGCGTCAGGGTCACGGGCAAACACGCCGGAGCCGGACGCACGATCCATACTGCGTTTGTTGCCCTGAGCGCCCTTGGAGTGATGGTGGCAGTAGATCACGGCGCATCCAAGCTCTGTACAGACCAAATCGAACTGGTTGCAGAAGGCCGCCATCTGGTCTGCGCTGTTCTCATCACCGGTGATAATCTTGTAAATAGGGTCAATGATGATGGCTATGTAGTTCTTCTTGGAGGCTCTGCGAATCAGTTTCGGGGCCAGCTTGTCCATGGGCACCGACTTGCCGCGCAGGTTCCAGATATCCAGATTTCGGATATTGTCCGGTTTCCAGCCCATCGCCGTATAAATGTCATAGAAACGGTGAAGGCAGCTGGCACGGTCAAGCTCCAGGTTTACATAAAGTACCTTTCCCTTTGTGCATTTCCAACCCAGCCACTCTCGCCCTTCCGCAATGGCACAGCACAGCTCAATCAGGCTATAGGACTTGCCCGCCTTGGATGGACCCGCAATCAGCATCTTGTGCCCTTGTCTGAGAACGCCTTCGATCAAAGGCGGCGCAAGCTCCGGCAGGTTTCCCCACACATCCTCCAGGCTTTCCGGGTTGGGAAGGTCATCCGTAACGGACTCTATCCACTCCTGCCATTCCCGGAAGGAAGATTTTCCCAGGTTGGTACCCATAAGGAATTGCTTATGCCCGCCGCGGGTCACACCGGGCATTCGGCTGAGACGGCTTGGGTTTTTATTCTGGATATCCACCCGCATTCCGTTTTTCTGTAGAACGCTGTAGAGGTAATCTACACGCTTGCGGTATTCCTCATAGCTTCCGGCTTCGACCCTCACAATGGCGTGAATACTCTTTCCGCCGCTGTACACCAGGCAGGCCACTGGAAGCTCCAGCTCCAGGATCATGGCATGTTGCTTTTCCAGCTCCATGCAGTCGGATTCTACCAGCGCATATCGGTATTCCGTGACGTTCTCATTCTTCACGCCTTTGCCGTCCAGGGGGTTAAATCGAATCCAGGCTCCCACATCCGGGTTGTAGTCTCCAAACACTTCTTCCACATTGCCGTATTTATGCAGCTGCTCGATCAGCTCCCCGGCAGAGCGGTCACAGTGGCCTTTTGATGGGAAATACTTCCCATCCCGCTCCCAGCTCTGGGTCACATATCCAACGCTCTCAGAGGCTTCAAACAGGGTTTCCAGGTATGTAGTCAGATCCTTTACGGGGTTCCAGTTTTCCGGCTCGTGGATTTCTTTGCCTTCCAGCCAGCTGGTATCTACCAGCACCTTGTCACGGGAACCGATGAGAGAATCCCAGCTAAGCTCATAGCCGGGGCCATCGTCGTAGGTCGGGTGCCACCCGCGCTCTTTTGCCATCTGCACCAGGGTACCGCCGGTGACAGGATTCGAGCTTCCCTGGAAGGTGTTCCACTTTTTCTCGCACTCTCCGGGGTGGTATCGGGAGTCGTTCCGGCTCCAGTCATCCCAATCGGAGACGGGATAACCGGCTTCTTTCAACGCCATACCCACATTTACCCAGTCCTGATAGCTCAACTCGCTGGGACGGATATAAGATAGCGGTTCCAGAAGGTCGAAGTCGTAAGTCATCTTTTGTCATGCCTCCTATGGTCTGAAAGCGGCAGGATCCAGGTCACGGGGAACGTGCCAGTTGTTTGCCGCGATCCGGTCGATCATCCGCTTTGCGGAATCGAACTGCCAGGTGCCAACATGCTGAAACCCACGGCTTTCCAGGAATCGGATCTGCTTTGGCGTGGTCAGTCCCGCCGACCGGCGTTTATCCAGCTTATCCAGCAGCAGAGCCGCCTTCCCGGCGTTGTCGATCTCATCCGGGAAGATTCCCATCTTTTCAAGAGCCGCACGCTGCTTGTCAGAAGCAGGGCCCATCTGCCAGCCGAACGCCGGAACATACCCGGACAGGTCTTCCGCCTGAATGCTCATTTCAAATTGCAGCGGGTCTACCAGCTTCCGCTTTCTGCGCTTCATTTCCTCCAGCTTCTTGGCAAGTGCTTCCTCCCGTTGGCTCACTACCTCTTCGGAGGCCTTCTGCTCAGCCTCCACCAGATCCACCGGGCATCCGGATTCCTCCACATCCTGTGTCAGCTGCTTGGCAACCTCCTGGCTTTCGCAAATCAGGTGTGCCGGATGGCACAGTTCGTGCCGTTCCGTGTGCCAGAGGAAGTCCAACAGCAAGAGGTTGTCTTTCCCTTCCGCCAGTCGGGTACCACGCCCTACCATCTGACAGTATAGGCTCCGTACCTTGGTAGGACGAAGCACCACCACGCAGTCCACACTCGGGCAGTCCCATCCTTCCGTCAGAAGCATGGAATTGCAAAGGACGTTGTACCTTCCGGCGTCGAAGTCGGCCAGCACCTGTGCCCGGTCGTCGCTGGTACCGTTGACTTCCGCCGCCTGGAACCCATGTCGGTTGAGGATATCCTGGAACTTCTGGGAGGTAGACACCAGCGGCAGAAACACGACGGTTTTCCGGTCATGGCAGTGAATGACCATCTCTTCGGCAATGGATTCCAGATAAGGATCCAGTGCGGTTCCCAGGTCTCCGGGCTTAAAGTCTCCGGACTGCACCCCGACCCCGGACAAATCCAGCTGAAGCGGAATCGTCAGTGCTTTGATGGGTGACAGATATCCTTCCCTGATAGCTCTGGGAAGGCTGTACTCATAAGCCAGGCTTTCGAAATACTGTCCCAGATTGCGCATATCTCCCCGGTCAGGCGTTGCCGTAACGCCCAACACCTTGGCATCTGAAAAGTGCTGCAATACACGCTGATAGCCGTCTGATAGACAGTGGTGGGCTTCGTCTACGATGATGGCATCGAAGTAGTCCTCCGGGAACTGTTCCAGCCGTTTCTCCCGCATAAGTGTCTGGACACTGCCAACCACCACCCGGAACCAACTGCCCATGCAGGTTTCTTCCGCCTTTTCTACGGCGCACTGCAAGCCGGTGGATTTCCGAAGCTTGTCCGCCGCCTGTTCCAGCAGCTCTCCCCGGTGTGCCATAATCAGCACACGATCCCCGCGGCTTACCAGTTCTTTTGCCAAGGTACAGAATACAATGGTCTTTCCGCACCCGGTGGGCAGTACCAGCAGCGTCCGGCTTACGCCGGATGCCCACTGGTCAAGTACCGCGTTCTCAGCTTCCCGCTGATATGGTCTCAGTTCCATCAGAATTTACCTTGCTGCCATCCGGTCTGAGGAGCCGTGGCATAGTTCTGCTGCGTCTGCGGTGCACAATCGTAGAACTTCGAGACATCATTCACCTGACGCTCTTCACCGTTTTTCAGATACTTCCGGGGCTTGAAATGCGCCCGACCCTTAGAGCCGACTACCTCATTCCATCTGGGAACAAAAGCCTCCCCGGACTTCTTCTGTCCGATAGCCCGGAAGAATTCGGAAATCTTCCATTCCAAGCTCGACCAGAGAATCAGGTCGTACTTGGTGTTTGCCTCACCATTCGGAGTCTGCACCGTCAGCGTCAGTACTGCCTTGTTGCAGGCGGGGATTTTGGCAGAGCCGGGAAACCGTCCCCGCTCAAAGGCCGTGACCGTGAAGTCATAATCGCCCTCGTCGAGGAGCAAAAACTCCCCGCCTTCTGCTACGATCTGGTCGCCCCATCCGATTTCATGCGCGTCATTCTGATATTCACTCATTATGATTCCTCCATAGTTGTTAATTTGGATTTCGCGTTAAATTAAAAGGGAAGCTTTTTGTTCACTTCGCCCACAATCCGCTCCCAGTTTGGAAGGATCCATCCGTCTACAAAGCCTTCTGCTTCCAGCACCTCCCATCTGGTGTCCTTCGGGAAATATCCCTTCTGGCTCCATACCTCACGCAGCTCATCCTCTGCAATGCCGCTGGCCTCCATCAGGGACTTCACTCTGGACGGCACATCTTCCGTAATAGTTGGCGGCACAACAGACTCAGCGGGAGATACCTGCGGCGCAGGAGACGGGGGAGGCGCAATTGCCGGTGTCGCTGTACTGTCTGGGATACAGTGCGCAATGGCGGAATAGTCCATAGGAATTTCATTAGGCAACCCATGCCGGTTCTTGGCATCCCAGCAGGGGTGGTGGGACGTGTAGATCACCCGGGAACCACCCTGAGCCTTATGCTTTTTCCCTTTGTCATCCGTGGCAACCACATAGGTCTTGTAGTTGGCAAAGAGAACCATATCCGCCCATTCCTTCACGATGGGAGCAACCTGCTTACTCAGCTTCATCTCCCAACGGTCATAGGCTCCCATTTCATCCGGCTGCTCAAATTTTCGCATTTTCGCATGGGCGGTTAGTACCACATTCATACCGGCATTGATGACATCAGTGAAAGCGTTCAGCAGTCTTCCAAACTCTTCCTGGAGGTATGTATAACCTTTCCCGTAGCCGAAATCCTCGATGCTTTTCTTCTGGTACTTGTCTACAACGGATTTGGCGCAGATCATTTCTGCCCAGTCGGCAGTATCCAATACCAACGTCTTGCAGATACCAGGTGTTTTGGAAATCTGCTCTACTTGGCTGAGAAGTTCTTGCCAGGACTGAGGCTTTGGTGTCCGCTTCACGTCCATGTGGTAGGTGCTCCCCTCTGTATCAATGAATACAGGATCCGGGAAGTGGGAAGCGAGGGTGGTCTTTCCGATGCCCTCTGGGCCATAGATGACTACCTTCTGTGGTTTTGCAATCCGCCCGCTTGTAATACTCAGCATTAAAACACACCTGCCTTCCAGCTATTCGGACGCGGTGCGGGGATATCCTCGAGGGACTGCCCGGCGACCTGTCCATCTTCGATGATGATGGTACACTCGCTTCCCCGGCTGACCCTGGTAGCGATAGCCTGGAGGTTCTGAGACTGGAGCCAAGCTCCAAATTCCTGCAAGGTTTTCAAATCCATCTGTTCCAGCTTATCGATCAACACAAAGCCACACATGGGATTCAGTGCCCGAACAATGGCAGTAGCAACCTTCAGCTGGTCACTGCCGCTCATGCCGTCCCACTTCTTGCCCATGTATGTCAGTTCCCCATCTTCTACAGAAAGCCCAGGAAGAGGGAGTACCGCATTGTTCAGCAGGTTCCGCTTTTCCTGCCTAGTATCTTCCAGTGCGTTGGTCAGGTCGTCATACTGCTGGCAGTATTGCTGCGCCTCCATCTCCGCTTTCTGCCGGTCGGCATTGGCACGAACCTTCACATTGATGGTTTCAATATTCTGCAAATCCTGTTCGATCTGAACCGTAGATTCATCATGGAGGTCTTCTGCGGATTTCCGGGCTGTTTCCAGATCTGCCAAGGCCGCGGAATACCCACCCCGCAAGTCCGAAAGCTTGCTTTCCAGCTCTGATATCTGGCTCTGGAACTGACGGCAGGTGAATTCCAGCTGGGAGACCATCTGCCGCTTGCGCTGATTCTCCCCGTTGATGGCCAGAATCGTCTGCTGCCGCTGAATCAGCTCCAGCGCGGAAACCGGCTCTGTGGGGGCATCGGGGTACATAGGCATTTCCTGGGCGAATTTCTTCTTCCTGTCAGCCTCCTGCCCCACTACACGTCTGCGGTTATAAAGCTCCGTTTCCTGCCGTTCCAGATTCTGCAAGCGGTCTCCAACGCCGATGATTCGAAGCAGCGTGTTGGCTTTTTCCCGGTTCGGGCTCTCCAAAAACTTGGGCAGGTTCAGCGCGAATTCTTCAATAAAGCTGTTCAGCAGCTGCTGCCCATGCCGGTTTCCGTCCGGATCCGTGACTTTCAGCGCACTGTTTTTGCCCGTTCGCTCTACCACAAGACCGTTGCTCAGGGTGATACGAATGCTGGGCGGGATAACCGAGCCATCCCGTTCCGGTTTGCTGGGCTTATACCGATCTCCGCCAAGAGCCCAGGCTATGGTATCCAGCACACTGGTTTTGCCCTGATTGTTGTCCCCGCCGATGACGGTCAGGCCAGACGATGTAGGCTTCAGTGCTACTGCCCGAATGCGCTTTACATTTTCCAATTCCAGCGCGTTGATTTTGATTGATTCCATTGACATAACCTCAATTTCAATGTATTATGTATGTGTATCTTTGCGTCTGCCGCCTTGCCGATCTGTCCATCGGCGGGCGGCTTTTTTACGCCTCCAACTGCTGACGCACCACGTTGGCGATCCGGGCAATGAATTCACCATTAGTGGGGTTCGGCTTGTCACGTCTGACGGTATTGCCGAAGTATCCGTAGAGTACATCAATGTCCCCTCTGTCCCAGGCGATTTCGATCAGATGGCGGATTGCCCGCTCCACTCTGGTTGCGGTGGAGTCGAACTTGGCGGCGATCTGGGGATAGAGCTTTTTTGTGATGGCATTGGCATAGCTGTTGTCGCTGACACACAGCATCACCGCTTCCACCGTGAAGGGATGACCGATCAGATGATCCGGTGCGCCGATGTCCAACAGAATCTGCCGAACCAGATTCTCAGCGTTGGGATTCTTCTCGGTGGGAGCCTTGGAATCGCCAACATATGTCATTTCCCGTCTTACCCGCTCTCTAGCCCGAGGATTGCTAGATGCCACAATCTCGGCGAGGGTATTGATTTTTCTGGACAGGATTTCAAATTCTTCAGACATTGTTTTACCTCCTAAATCAGTGCAATTATGGTGAGAATCACAACGACCAGCAGTCCGGCGATGGCCAGCGCAAGCCCTCTGATTCCCTCTTTTTGTTTCTGCGCCGCCTGCCAGGCCGCAAATGCTTCCGCCTCACTCAGGGGCACGATGATCCCCACATCCATCAGCATTTCACTGCGCCGGGGATTTCCGCGAACCATGCGGATGACTTCCAGATCTTCTTTTTCCATTTAGGTATACTCCTTTGCGAAAGTTCGAATTTCCTTTTCCGTGTATCCCACGGATTTCAGGATGACAGCGGGGTCTGGATGGAGCAGTGCCACCAGCTTTTGCAGGGCGGAAAACGGCAGCGTCTCAAGCCGTTTCTTGTAGTTGGTAACGGTTTTCCCATCTACTCCGATTTCCCGGCCAAGAGCGGCGGAATTGTCGCTCTGGATACCGGCAAGGGGGCAGCAGCGGTTGATTTCCTGCCAGAAGTCCTCTGCCGTGTAGCGGTCAGCGTATTGCCGGATACGGGGCATGATCTACTCCCCCTTCCTGGTTGCTGCCAGGATGGCACTGCGGACAATGTCAAGGACGATCATGCTTTCCTCGTAAGAGGTGCACACGTCGGCTTTCACAAGCAGGTCAGCGATCTTCTGAGCCGACCGCATCAGTGAGGCCATACGGTAGGGCGGGATATACCGACCGGTTCGCTGGGTGATTTCCTCAGCCTCGTTTTTGAGAATTTCAGATGGTGTCATTTCTTTGTATCACTCCTTTGTTTTCGGATAACTCCCTGCACCTTCCGCACACGCACCGGAAGGTGCCATTCTTATCTCTGCCGCATTTGGGGCCGACAATCGTACACGGCTCATGATTTTGTCCATTCAGCCGGTCATAGATTTCAACCATGGCAGCAGATATACCAGCCAGCTCACGATCATGGGCATTCTCGGAACGAAGTGCCAACGTCTCAAGCTGGTCGAGAAGTACCTCTCTTGCATGATCCATCGTTTTCACCTCCTGTCCGGTATTCCAGCCATCAATCACATCCGACAGGTAATTGAACAACTTCTTACAGGTATCCGGGGACTTTTGCAAATCGTGTTGCCGCACGATTTCCACAATTTGTTCCCCGATACTTTTCAGCTTGTCGGCACCCAAGATGCTGATAAGCTCAATTTCGTCGGTTTTGATTTTTCTCACCTCCTTAATGTTCCGGCTTGTTTTCAAGCTGGTCTACGCATTCCGATTCAGGCTTTGCCTTTGGAGCAAGGATATTTGCCATATCCACCAGCCCCTCGACGTAGTCCTGACCTTTTACGGCTGCGATATTTTCGAGAATGTTTACGATTTTTTCAGGCAATTTTCTCACCTCCTGTTTCATTGTTGAAAAAAGGTTTCCTTCGTGATATAACCGTACCGAAAGGGGTTGATCTCAACGTCACAGACTATAATTTGCGCAGTTGTATCTACTGTCGGTGTGGTTCTATCAGCAGTCATCGCTTTCCTTACAGCACTCTACACTTCCAAATCAGAATTCCGAAAACTAAAAATGCAGTTGGAGCACGATGACAAAAAGGCCAGAGAAAAGACATTTTCCGAAATGGTTGATTTGGTTTCAAAATATGCGGAATCCGGTAGACCTAGATATCAGCGGGAAGCACTGGGGAAAATTTCGGTTTCAATGATCGGTGCAGATAGTCAAATGGCTGATGAACTTTCAAAGCTCTACTCCACTGTTTCCACCGGGTACGCAAGGGCCGACATTCAGCAGCTACTGAATTCTGTCATCTGTCTAAAAAATACACCAACAGAAAACAAGAATTGCCATTAGTAGGAGAAAAGCCATGAGAGACATTGCTGTCTTAACTGGCTTTTTTCCTTTTGCCCCCTCCATCGCCGCTATGATTGAAATAGCAATGTTGACCGGAATTGTCCAAAGCGGCGATGTTTGCAGCACAAGGCTTAAGACATCTTTTAGTGCCATCTTTTCACCTCCGTTCTCTAACTTGTTAAAGCAGGATTTATGCTGTGCTTAAAATATACTACAGCTGAGCATAAATGTCAAGCATGATTTTCTAAAAAATTTATGCTCAGCTTAAATTTCCTTTGACAATCCGGATTTCGTGTGCTATACTAAGTACATAGGAGGGGAGGTGAAAACGTGGAAACAATAAACTCTAGGATTGCGCAAATTATTGATACTCAGTGCAGAGGAAATAAATCTGCATTTGCACGGGAAGTTGGCCTCACACCAGCTTATGCAGCGCAGCTCTATTCCAGCCAGCGGGAACCCAGTGACCGCACAATATCCGATATCTGCCGAATCTTCGCCATCCGGGAAGAATGGCTGAGAACCGGCAGCGGCGAAATGCAGGAGCCGATGACCAAAGAGGAAGAAATAGCCCAGCTTGTCAATGGAGCCATAAACGGTTCCAGCGAGTTCAAGCGGGCAGTTATCAAGATGATCTGTTCCAGAACAGAAAGCGAATTGGAAGCACTGGAAGCCGCGCTAAGAAGCGTATACGAAAGCCTATAAAAAGAGCCGTGGCATTTCAGTTTGAACGCCACGGCTTTCTATGTACTTTCGCTATTTTAAGAATCCACGCACAAAACCCCGCACCTGACAAAGATAGCCCAGCGGCAAAATCTGTAGTTGCTCCACAATCCATGCAATAATTTCTTCTCTCGTTTCCATCCTCTGTCCCTCCGTCCTTTATATTAAAACGTTTGTTCGTTTACTGACCATATAATACATGGTATTCTGTCCGATAAAACGGACTGTATCCAAAAAGTTGCACAAAATTTTCTAGTATTCGTTGAATTCATGATTTGCTCGTGCTACTTTTTAATAAAGTATTGCCCGACTCCCAGTGCCACTTGAGAGCCGGGCGTGCCGCCGGAATGGTGTGTGTCCCCTGCCGGTTGCGAGATCATCATACATCCAGACTTGTGTTTCGTCGATTGCCAATTGTGAATTATCCGGTTCTTTTCTGAACCGCATTGTTTCAGCCGTAAAAAAAGTCGCTCCACCTGCGGGGAGCGTGGATTGAAAGAAATAGGAGATGGATATATATGGAGATTTCTGACCTATTGGTAGAACTGGATGCTCTGCGTGTTGCCCGTGGGATGTCCTATCAGGCCGTTGTGGACGCTTGCGGCGTGTCCAAAGCAACTGTATACCGTGCCTTAACCGGCGCAACAGAGCCTACCGCGCAGCTGGTACAGCGGATTGAGGCCGCTGTACAGTACACACCGGAAGTACCTGCCCATTTGCCACCACCCAACTACTCCATGGAGGAATATGTGGAGTATTTGCAGGATACCATCATCCGTCAGAGTGAGGATTACAGGCGGCATACCATGCAGATGCAAACGCACTACAGCAACCTAAACCATCAGAATAGGCGCGTCATCCTGATACTGGGCATTGCGGTCACGGTGCTGGTAATATTCCTTGTAAGCTGGCTTGTTTTTGACGTTTTACATCCGGGAATCGGTTGGATACAGAGGTAGACTCATGGGAAGAAAGAAAAAAGAACCGGAGGTCAGACTGCCCAAAATAGAGCAGCTGCCATCCGGATCATGGCGTACACGAATCTATATGGACGGGCGCACAGTGTCCATCACAAAGCCGTCCTATGATGAGTGTGTGGCAGAATACCTCGCCTTGAAGCATGGTGTCATTGCCGCAAAAAAAGCCCCCAGGAAGAGCGGAAAGCCCCTGGGAGAGGTTCTGGATAAATACATAGCCGACCGGAAGGGCTTCAAGTCCCCATCCACGATCTATGCGTATGAATCCTACCGCAAGCAGCGGTTCCAGAGCCTGATGCGCTCCGATGTGTACACCACAACGGATGACCAGTGGCAAGCTGCCATTCGGAGGGAGGCAAAGTCTCTATCCCCGAAATACATCAAGAACGTTTGGATGTTGATTTCCGCCGCGATATTTGAAGAGACAGGCCGACGGCCACGGGTGACGCTCCCCGAAAAGGAGTACAACGAAAAGCCATTCCTTGACCCAGAACAAATCCCGGTGTTTGTGGACGCTATCAAGGGCGATCCAATAGAAATCGCCGCTCTGCTGGAATTGTCCAGTCTTCGACGGTCTGAAATGCTTGCCTTGACCTGGGACAATGTGGATCTGGGAAACGAGATTATATATGTCCACGGTGCGAGAGTGGCCGGGGACGGCGGGAAGCTGGTGCACAAGAAGCAGAACAAGAATGATTCCTCCCGCCGCACCGTGCCAATCATAGAGCCCCTTGCCGAAGCGTTGAAAGCTGCTCCCAACAAGGAAGGATATGTCGTAACCATGACCGGCGGCTGGATTTACAAAAGAATAAATGAAATCTGCGCCGAGAACGGTCTTCCAAAGGTTGGGAATCACGGGTTGCGTCATAGCTTCGCGTCTTTGGCTTATCACCTGCAAATCCCGGAAAAGATAGCAATGGAGATAGGCGGATGGGCAGATGATGGGACAATGCACAAAATATACACGCACTTAGCCCAGAAGGACATTGCCAAAAGAGCACAGGACTTCCGCAATTTCTTTTCATCCGCAAACGGTAAAAAGTGCGATATTTGACACAACATTTGACACGGATTTTGAAAAACCATTTATTTGCAACGTGTTTGACGCTTATCTAAGTGGGTTCGAGTCCCATTATCCACCCCATAAAGAAAAAGCCCTAGAATTCATTTCTAGGGCTTTTTTGCTGCCTTTACAGCAATAACTCCGTATTCTTAGAACTATTCTCCTGGAAAATATTCCTATGAATTGTAACCTTTTGACGCTAGCGGGACGGTTTTTCGGTACAAATTTGACACGCCATTTGACACGAAATTTGACACGCTTATTTCTTGTACATCGCCTGAAGAACCCCGACCTTCTCGACTTCCTCCATAGCCTCATCGTGGAGATATCTATAAAGTGTCATCATTGGTTCAGGTGCTTCTCCCTTTTCCCGGCGATAATCTGTGATTATACGAACCACATCTTTATTGAGAGCCGTCATGTGGTTCAGCTCTTCGCCTGACAGCCGATAGTACAAATCCGCCGTCTCCGGATTGGACGCTCTGGCCTCCAGCGCATCTTTGATGTAGCACTTGGCATCCTCGACTTCGTCCCTGATATGACGCATTAGCTTTTCCCAGTTATCCATGGTGCTCCTCCTGAATATACGCATATAGCGAATCTATGTCCTTCTTGCCCACCTTTATGGTGATTTTCGCAAGAGGGATTTTCACCGGCAGTGCTTCCGTCCCCAGGTACGGTTTCGCCGCAGCATACACAGCGTCTACATCTACCAGATTATTTTCTTTGTCGTATACGCCCAGAGCCTTGACCATAGGATGATCCGCATATTGAGCAATGATTTGCGGGATATTGGCCGCCAGCAGTCCACCGGCTCCGGCGATCAGAACTCTGTCCCAACCGGAGAGACTCGGGGCGATATCACGGTCAATGAATTTCGCAATTCCAGCTTGAACGTTTTCCATAGGGATCATGAATCGTTACCTCCTTGAAAATGGGGGGGCGGCGATTGCCGCCCCTTTGGTTGGAAATCAGTTGCCATTGCAGCAGCCAGAGCCGCACTTGGGCAGAGGGTTGTACAGCGTCTGCGCAGTGGTTCCGGTGCCGGTAGTCACATCGGCAACCTGCTTGGCGTAGAAGGTTGCGTTGGCGTAGGTCACGATGGCGTTATCACCGCAGCATCTCCGCTCAGCCTCGATCTTAATGTCTTTGGACAGGTCAGACCGGACGCACTCCACATCCTGCCGAACCAGGGCAAAGGCATCTTCAACGCGCTGATTGCGTACCGCCTGGTCACTCTGTTCCTTCCGGATCTCCTTCAGCTGTGCGTCAATGTAGGCGTACATCTGAAGATCCTTCTGGTCATTGTAGGTGTTGGCTTTCAGCAGAGCGATCTCGGAATCTTTGGCGGCCAACTTCTGCTCCCGCTCCAGCTCGTACCGGCTGACGGGCATGTTATCGCTGCATCCGCCGGGAGCATAACCCATACCGTAAGGCACGGCAGGCATTGCAGTAGCAGCAGGAGCCGCAGTAGCGTTCCTGTTCGCAAGCAGGGCGCACACAGAGTTGATTGCCCCAAGAGACAGACCGGCAATACCAGTACCCAGAGCAGCACCGGCTACGCCTTTAGAGGCATATTCTTTTTCCACTTCAACCATAAATAGAAGTCCTCCTTCAAAATATTAGGAGGTGGCCACCTTCTACCCATATAATAACAAAAATCCCGACGGTAGAATCATCATCTACTCGTCGGGATTTCGTCATATCATCATCAGATAATCGTCACGCAGGATTAGAACCGCAGATTCTCAGGGAGCTTGTCACTGTACTTTCTGCAAGATTCATATTCTTTTCGCAACTTCTTAATTGTTCTTGTGATAGTAGCTTGGGACACACAAAACTTGTGGCACTGTTTTGTTTGGCTCCATCCGGCGGCTCGGGTACGGATGATATTTTCTTCCAGCGGCGTCAGTATTGCCAAGGAACAAAACTCATCCAAAATAACCCGATTCCACGGGATTTTATCCACTTACCACATCACTCCTCCTTGGGAATATCCATTTTCTGGACATCCTCCGTCTTGCGGAACACATCGTTGAACTCCCCGACAGCCGCCTCAATAAGTACTTTCATTTCTTCCGCATCGAAGGTAATTCCCTTCTTTTTCAGCAGAGCCTCTGCCGTTTCCAACGCCTTATTCAGCTTGTCCGCGCCATGCAGGGCTTTCCAGGCCTGCTCCACGAAGGCCACCGCCGCGGCAGCAATGGAACGCTTGGTCTCATCGTTGATGTGGCCGATGTAGATCTTCTTGGCCCCATAGCCCAGCACGCCGAAGACGGCGGTCAGCAGAGCCAGCAGGATGGTAGGGCCGTAGGTGTAAATAAAAAAATCAAACATGATGTAGCCTCCTTAATTCGGTTTGTGGAATCCTTCCAGGTCTTCAATCCGGTGGTTGATGACCTTGATCTGCTCCTCTACCACCGGCATTCGCTTTGCGAAATTGTTGTGCTCCCGGACTTCCCGGGTCAGCTCCATGATCTTCTCGTTCATGACCGCCTGGGTTTTGCTGTTTGCAATCAGCACCCCGATGAGGGTCACGCCACCGCCGATCACGGCCGTGAGAATGGTTTCCAAATCTCCGCCTCCTTCATTATTCGATGTCCATATGATGTGCCCCCGGACCGATCCGGTACCAGTAGCGCAGCTTCCCCGCCGCCTTCCGCTGGGCAAGCCTTTCCTCCACCTTCTCATCCGGCACACCTCTGGTGATAATGTCCACGGCCTTGCCCTGAACGTGCCGGGAGTTCCTGACGCTCCCGGGAAGGCTATCGTTGTAAGCCTGACACCGGTAGCCGCTGCCGCCGCTGTGTCCGTCCGGGGGCACAATGACGATGGGCACGCCCAGATACTCCCGCATGGCGTTGGCCTCGGCCACAATGCCCTCGTGCATTTTCGCAATGCCCCCGCCGCACTTGCCGCAGGGACACCGGAATTCCGATGGAGCAAACCACTTGTATTTGTGCCACCAGCCGGGCAAATCGGGAGGCTGACCGCTGCTAGGGACAATATTGTCCTTTGCAAACCTGTCCTGCCATACTGCGTCCTTCAGCCGGATTGCCGTCTGTTCCCCGGCCACGCCGTCCACGCCAAGGCCTTCTGCCCCCTGGAACTGCCGGATGGCCTGCCTGGTTTTCTGACCGTTCACCCCATCAATCCCGCCGGGGTCATAGCCCAGATAGGCAAGCAAGCACTGCACCTGTTTGGTGGTCATAGCCTGTCCTCCTTTCCCACAGCCAAAGCCACGAATCCGATGGACAGCCCCACCAGCAGGGGCGGGGTCAGTACCATCAGCCACAGCAGTTTAACCGCCGTTCTCATCCGCACCGCCGTACACGGTATTCACCAGGTCATCCAGCTCCATGTACTCCTCGTCGGTGATCCGGTTCCGGGCATAGAACACGTCCAGCTTCTTCCGTGCCGCCTCGGCGGTCTTGTAGAACTTCCGGCCAATCAGAATCTTCATGCTTTCGTACATAACAAATTTCCTCCAGTTATAAAAGTTTATGGATACGGCAAACATACCGTTACTCCCCTCCAATTTCCGATACGTCTTGATTGTAGATGTCCTCCACCATAGCCGCCATAGCGTCCAGCAGCTCAGCGTTCTGGGCACTCAGGCTTTCCAACTGCTCTTGCGCCTCTTCCAGCGGGGTAAGGATTTCCACACCGCCCCGGTAGAATTTACCGTCACTGTAGGTGTCGCCGATAGCAATGGGGCGGTCTGCGGGGTTGATGATGGTATCCGTTTCCGGCTCAGAATCGCTGCACCAAATGACGTTGGTGACGATGCCGTTTGTAATGGCCGCCATATTCTTTGCCATTATGCAGCCCCCCTTGTATTGCGGATAACGACAATGCCGGAGCCGCCAGCACCACCAGCCTTACTATTGGCTGCACCACCGCCACCGCTGCCCGTATTGGTTGCACCGGACGTTGCACCACCACTCGTATTGCCACCGTCACCACCGCCTCCGTCACCGCCAGCACCGCCGTTGGAAGACGTAGTTGTGCATCCACCACCACCGCCTGCGTACAGTTTCCCACCAGATTCACCAAACTCTCTGGTAGTGGTGCCTTGGCCTGTTCCGGAATCTTGGTGTGTTCCGTTCCTATGGAAACCGTCTGAACCGTCCGAGCCGCCTTTTCCACCCGCACCGTTGCTGCTACCAGCACCAGCGCCAGATCCGCCATTGCTACCAGCGAAGGAGGACGCACCATTTGTCTTTGCTTCCCCACCATTAGCGGATGCACCAAATGCGTTAGACGTGCCACCGGAACTGCCAGCCTTACTATTGCCTACGCCAGCTATGCCCCCGGCTCCAACCTCAATTATATAAGCCGTTCCGACAGTAACCTTTACCGCTTTCAGGGTCTTAGTATATCCGCCGCCGCCAGCGGCTCGGCCTCCACCACTGCCACCGCCAACTAGGAACACATCAATTCCATTCTCCGCACCGTTAAGACTGGTGAAGGTCAGCGTTCCGGAGGTCAGGAACCGGATTTTCCAGTTTCCCTGGGATACGGTGATAGGTTGGTCATCGTCACTGACAATCTCAAAATCTCCGGTATAGGTGAAATCTGGGATGGTGTTAAAAGAAATTGCTGCCTGGTAGTCCGCCTTGATCTCCACAGTTTTTGTCGCTGTGTCCTTGCCGTTGGTGATGGTGATTTCCCAGGTGCCGGTTTCCAACCCCTTGAACACCACTACTCCGGTGGTGGCTACCTTGGACGGCTTGGATTTGCCGTCCTTGCTGACGGTCACTGTAGCTCCCACAGGGGCTGTAATGGTCAGGGTACATCCAGTCCCCCCGCCCCCGCCTGTTACATTGAATATCATGTGTTATCCCTCCTATGTCAGTATCACCGCATTGGCGGTCAGGTCACCATTCGGCTGATATGTGGCAACGAATGTCAGGGTTCCGTTTCCTTGCCCGGAACAGTAAACCTCGAACTCGTTATAGTCACTTCCCGGGTCGCCGCCTATGATGACCGTGGCATCCGCTGTCACACCGGGGACGTTCACGGTCTGCTCACCGTCCGTCCACCCGGCCAGCGGCAGGGAGATAGTCACC